AATAAGTTATTATTGCCACAATACCCGCTGTTTATCGGGCGATTCCACGAATTCCGCGGACGGCCCGTAAAAAAAAGTTTTTCGAATTCGAGAAAAATCGGGGGCGGAGCGCCCCTGCGCCCCGCCCCTCCGACCGGAAATGGAAAGCCCGCGTCTGCCGATGATGACAGACGCGGGCTTTCTCTACGCGACGGGGACGAGAGCGACCTCGACCGAGGGGCGCTCGACGAACGGCACCGCGCAGCCGGAGACGGCGAGCGCGAGGGACGCGACGACGAGCGCGAGGACGAGCGCCGAGCAGATGCGAACGACGAGACGGACGGTTCTCATGCCTGGACTTCCTTCGACGGGGTTCGCCATGCGCTCCATCCGAACGCTTGGCAATAGTTCCCGAACCTTCTCACGCGGTTCATGAGAAGGTAGCGCCTCGGGTCCCACGCGCGGAACTCGACCTGCGCCACGCGGTAGCCGTTTCTCTTCCACCGCTTGTTGGAGGCGTCGAACGCCTCCCTCGATCCGTCTGCCTCGTGCCACTCGATGTCGTGGATGTACGCGACCGGCCGGAGCAGCGGGTTGAGGTCCGTGAGGACCGCGCGGAGCCACCGCGGGAACGAGTCGGGGCCGAGCCCGTTGTAGATCTTGGCGAGTTCCTCGTCGGTGTACTTGTCCGCGACCCAGCGGTTGTCGAGTCCGTAGCGCTCGGCCTCCGCGCGAAGTTCGGCTATGGTTTCAGGGGTGATGGTCATGCGGTTCCGAATTGGGCTTTGAGCGCCTCGATGAGGTCGACGAGGCGGCGGGCGGTCTCCTCCCACGACGCCGGCATGTCGGTCGTGACTCCGGCGAGCGCGGCGGCGAGGGCGGTGCGGATGCTCTTCACGTCGGCCTTGCGCGCGACGGCGTCCGGGAGGCGCTCGGCGGGAACGACGCCGTCTCCGGTGAGGAGCGTGTAGTCCCGGAACTGCAGCGAGCCCTCGGTCTCGTTCTCGCCGGCGCCGAGCTGCACGGCGTTCGTGGCGGTCGCCTTCGCGAAGGAGCCGACGGCGGTGGAGTAGCCGCCGGAGGCGGTGGTGCCGTTGTTGCCGACGGCGGTAGCGAAGGTGCCGATGGCCTGCGTGTTCGCGCCGAGGGCGGTGGTCTGGCCTCCGCCCTCCGCGCTCGCGCCGGCGCCGAGGGCAATGTTTCGGCCGGCCTTCCAGGCCGTAAAGCCTCCATCTGTGGCGCCGGTCTGCTCGGCGGTGACCGCATGGGGGTTATTCGTGTTGCCGGCGTGGGATTCGACCTGCGCCTTGAGCGCGTCGAACTCCTGCCTCGACACGTCGCTACCCCCGCCACCTCCGCCGCCGGTCTGCTCGGCGGTGACGCGGTGGGGGTTCGTGAAGTCGGCCTTGTGGTTCGCGAGCGCGAGCTGCATGTCGCGAAGGTCCGACTCCTTGGCGTAGGCGGCGAGGCGCTCGACAAGGTCGGCCTCCTTCACGAAGCCGGAGGCGGCGCCGGCCTGCTCGGCCGTGACCTCGTGGGGATTGTCCTTGTCTTCCTCGTGCGCCTCGAAGGCGGCCTTGAGGTCGGCGATCTGCCGGCGCGCGACGGCGTCGGTGCCGTCACCACCGCCGCCTCCGCCGGAGCCGCCGTTGAGAGAGTATGTGAGTTGCATCTAGATGTCCCTCGTTTCGTTGATGGGGATGTAGTCGAGCGAGGCGGCGTCGTTCCAGTCGCCCCAAGCCCAGGTCTGCTCCCATTCGCCGTCGCCCTTGTTCTCGAGGCGGTGGATGGCGGTGGGAGACTTCTCCTGGAAGCAGGCGTAGACGAACACGCCGTCGGTCTTGACCTTGAAGGGCTCGAGCGCGCGCTTCTGGTAGAACTCGCTAGTGGCCGGGAATCCGTAGCAGTCGGTCTGCATGGCTAGTCCCCCTGCGCCGCGAGCTCTTCGGCGACGAGCCGGCGGACGAGCGCTCGCAGCGATTCCTCGCCGATGAACACGCCGTCTGCGCCGCCCTCCGGATTCAGGTTGAACGTGCCGGGGCCGTGCGAGCGGTAGAACTCGTTGGTGGTCGTGGCGGCGCCCTGCCACGCGAACGCCCGATGGTCCGCGGAATTGACGACCGCGCGTTCGCCGGCCGCGTGCGAAAAGTTCCCGTTGGCCGACGTGTAGGAGCCCTCCGAGTGGGCGGCCCGCCCCTTGGCGGAGGTCGTGTCCCCCTCCGCATGGGCGGCGTAGCCCGTCGCCGACGAATAGCTCCCCGACGCGAACGAGCCCGTTCCCGTGGCCCAGACGCGGACGCCCTGCGCGAGGCTGTCGGCACCGACCTCCATTTCGGGCATCCGATGTCCGATCGTCACGGCGCTGTTCCATCCGTCCTTGTCCTTGGTCCACGGGACGTAGCCGCCAAGGGTCGTCGCGAGGCTCGTCTCGCCGACATAGAAGCCGGCGAGTCCGCCGACGGGCTTCACGTTGTAGGTGCCGTTGCCGTGGGAGCGATAGACCTCGATCTCGCCCGAGCCCGAGTAGCCCTGCCAGACGTAGGCGTAGTCGTGGTTGTTCGTGGTGCTCGTGCCGGAGCCCGAGCCGGATGTCGACGTGCTGTGGCCGCCGGCCCAGGAGCCGATGCCGCTCGCCGTGGTGAAGTAGCCGCTCGTGATCGAGCCGACGCCGGACGCGACCGTCTGCACGCCCTGCGCGTGCGAGTGGGAGCCAGAGGCGATGGTGGCGCGTCCCTCGGCGTGGGAGCCTTCGCCGCTCGCCGCGGTCGAGGCGCCTTCCGCGTGGGAGCCCCCTCCGCTCGACGTGGTGTTCGACCCTTCGGCGTGCGCGGAGTCGCCCGAGGCGTGGGTGTCCTCTCCCTCGGCGTGGGAATCGTGGCCGGATGCCGTCGACCCCTTTCCTTCGGCATGGGACGCGTCGCCGGTCGCCTTGGTGTTCGCGCCCTGCGCGTGGGACGCGAAGGCTAGCGACAGCGTGTTCAGGCCCTCGGCGTGGGACGCCTCTCCGGTCGCGGTCGTCCGCGACCCCTCGGCGTGGGAGTAGTCGCCCTTGGATTCGGTCCGGTCGCCCTGCGCGTGGGAGTGCCGGCCGGGGGCGGACACGTGCCACCCGCAAAGGAAGCTGTACGGACCGGTGACGCCGCCGTCGAGAATGCCGAGATGGAGCGCCGTCCAGAATCCCGTGCGGTCCGGCATCCAGAAGACGCAGCGCGCGTAGCGGTTCGTGATGCGGTCGTAGAGATTCGTGTTCGAGACCGCGATGGTCCAGAGCATGTTCGTGCGCCAGAACTCGAATCGCTCGACCATGTTGGTCTGCCAGAAGGCGAGGCGCTCGTAGGCGTTCGTGCTCCAGAGCGAGAGGTGGTGGTGCAGGTTCGTGCCGCCGATCCAGAAGCCGGCGAGCCCGCCGACGGGGTTGACGTTGAAGGTGCCCTCGCCGTGGCCGCGGAAGAAGAAGCGGCGGTTGCGCTCGTCGCCCATGACCCCGTGCCCGGCGCCGACCGCGTCGACGGACGGCCAGGGCGAGCCCGGCCTCTTGTCGCCGTTCCACACGAACGAGTGGGCTCCGTCGGCCCAGGCGTAGGCGCCGAGCGCGACGGAGGCGTCGTTGGACGCGCAGACCATGATGCCCTGCGCCAGCGACCCGATGCCGTCGGCCATGCCATAGAGTCCGCCGCCGTGCGCGCCCTTCTCCTCGGCCTCCGAATACCAGCCCTCGGCGTGCCCTCCCGTGGCCTTGGCCTCCGAGCCGAAGCCCTCCGCATGCGCGCCGTAGCCTCCGGCTCGCGTCCGATAGCCCTCGGCGTGCGCGCCGGCGCTGTAGTCGGTGGGCTGGAAGGTCTCGGTCCCGAAGCCCTCCGCGTGGGAGTCGTTCTGGGCGGCCGTCGTGTTCTGGCCCTCGGCGTGGGCGCGGCCGCCCGAGGCGGTCGTTCCCCAGCCCTCGGCGTGGGCCTGCGGCCCGGTCGCCGAGACGCGGCCGCCGCTCGCGAAGGCGTCGCCCGCGACCTCGTTCGAGTCCGGGCGTCCGAGGTTGACGGTGCCGCCCACCTCGAAGGGGTCGGGAAGCCCCGCGATGACCTCCTGCGCGACCTCCTCGATCTGCGCGTTGATCCGCTCGATCTTGTTCGTGGTCGGCACGAGCGTCGCGCCCGTCATGTCCGCGAAGCGGATGTAGTCCTGCGCCGGCGCGAGCGCGACGGGCAGGAGGAACGGAAGGATGTGCTTGAGAAACGTCTTCATGGCTTACTGGTTCTTGAGTGCTTTCACGATGGCGGAGACGGCGGCGCAGATCTGCGCGAAGCTCGTGTGGTCGGCATCGGCGAGGGCGGCGGGGTCGAGCTGCTGCACCGCGCCGTAGCCGGGCAGGCGCTCGAGGGGGATCTTGCCGTCCCGCTCGAGGAGCCGGAACTCCCGGAACTGGAGCGTCTCGGGGGCGTCGTTCTCGCCCGTGCCGAGCTGGACGCAGCCGTTGGCGCGGGCCTTGGCCCACGAGCCGAAGGCGGCGGCGTAGGGGGCGGTGGCCTCGGTGAGGTAGTTGCCGACCGCGGTCGCGAAGGTCCCGGTCGCCTTCGTGTCGGCGCCGAGCGCGGTGTTGCTTCCGGTGCCGGTTGCGACGGCGTTGGCGCCGACGGCGGTCGTGCTGACGTCCTCGGCGACGGCGTTCTTGCCAGCGGCGAGCGGGTCGGAGGCGCGCCAGAGGGCGAAGTCGCCGGAGGCGCCGCCCCCGGCGCCGAGCAGGGGAATCGCCTCCGACCAGTCGCGGCCGGCGGCGGCGTTGCGGACCCGAAACCACCGCGCCGTCGGAGGCGGCGCCGCCTCGGGCGGCACGTCGTACCAGGTCGCCTTGTCGTCGGAGAGCTGCACGGAGAGGGCCGCGGCGAAGAGCGCCCGGATCTGCGCGGCCTGGAAGGACACGTCGTCCACCGGCACGGGGTCGGCGCTCTCGGCCGTGTGCCGGCGGTTGCGGATGACGATCTCGAACTGCACGAGGAACCCGGGGGCGGTGCCGCCCGCCTCGTAGCCGGCCAGCTCGCAGCCGAACACGGCGCTCTCCCGGACGCCGAGCGCGTCCTTCAGTTCCACCGTGTCCGTCTCCCGGAGCGGGATGCGGACCTCGTTGCCGGCGATCTCGATCCCCTCCGAGACGTGGATCTGCGGCGCGGTCGCCGTGTCCCAGTCGTGCGCGATGGCGAAGTCCCAGGACGCGTAGTTGTCGAGGCCGGAGAGCGCGGTGCCGTTCTCGGCGAGGAGCCTCACCGCGAGGTCGGCGTGCATGCCGCGCGTGATGGCCGGCGGCGTCGCGATCTGCTGGTTGCGCGCGGTCACGAGGACGCCCTTGACGCTCCCGGCGCGGATGTACATTTCGATTCGTTGCATGGGTCGGTTATCCTTGGTAGAGGTAGGATGGGTTGAAGTCGAGGATCGGGGCGATGCGGAGGTAGGCCGTGTAGTGGACGCTGTCGTCCCTGTCGCGGGGATGGAGGCCGAGCCGCCACCTGCGGAACCCCGCGAGGTTCCAGACGTCGGGGAACGGGATTTCCGTGCGCTCCGGAATCGCGACCAGGCGGTCGTGCGCGGGAACGACGCCGCCGGCGACGGGCACGCCGAGCGTCCATTCGCCGAATCCGTCGAATTCGTCGATGTATGTCGTGGACCGTTCCCAGATAGTGTAGTTGTACCAGTCGGTCGACTCTCCGGACTCCGTTTCGTCGAGGCGGCGCGAGCCGTCGAGCGACCAGTTGGTTTTCGTTTTCGACCACGTCCCTTCGTGCCGGACGGCGGCCGAGGTTTCGGTGAGCGGCTCGAACCACTGGCGTCCGCCGAACACGGACCGGTACGTCTCGAGCCAGGCGTCCCCGTGCCTCTCCTCGCGCGTCTCGGTGTCGAGGACCGTTTCCGCCATTCGGTCTCCGTCGTCGTCGAAGCAGCTCGTCGGCATGACGGATTCGATGAAGTCCGTCTCGATCCGCCGCTCCGGATACGTTCCCCGCGACGCGCGCGTGTAGCACGGGACGAGAATCAGGGAGCCGGGCAGGCCGGAGAAGTTCCGGACCACGAGCCCCGAGTAGGACGTGGCCTCGACGGACCGGTACTGGTAGTGCCCGATGTCGTATTTCCACCCCGTGTCCCTGCCGTAGAAGTCGTCCTCCCATCGGTCGCTGTCGGCGTGGTAGTTGCGGATCATGTATCCGGTGGCCGGCTGGTCGACCCGCCTGGTTTCCGGCGAGGCCATGACGGTTTCGGGCTCGTCGCCCCATTCGTCGTGCCCCCAGTAGTCCATGTCCCGGATGTTGATGCTTCCCTTGGCGGTGCTCCGCAGCGTGTAGTAGGACTGGCCTCCGACGTCGACGTAGCGGAACTGCTTGAGCCACCACGCGCAGTTTTCGAGGAAGGTCCGGTAGTCCTCGAGCCTCGCCGAGTCGCCCTCCGGCGTCCCCGGCGCGGGAAGGATCGCGAGCGAGTGCTCGCCCTTCATGAGGTCGTTTCCCGAGTAGGCGATGGGGAAGCGCGACCAGGTCTGCCATCGGTAGCTCTCGTCCTCGAGCCGGACGAAGTTCGGGGCGAGGGACCGGAGCGCGAGGCGCAGGTTTTCCGGGCGGTCGAGATCGGGCGTCGCGTCCTCCCAAGACCCCACCCAGGGGTACTGCACGTAGAATCCGTTCCTTGCCCCGGCCGCCGCATAGCGCTCCGCGAACGCGAAGCGCAGCGCGTCGAGGAACCGCGCGTCCGTGATGGTCGCCTGCGAGAAGTCGGGCCACTCTAGCGCCATAGGGCCACCTCCGCCATGTAGATCCGATCGGTCCCCTCGCTCGCGACGAAGCGGTCGAACGAGAGCTCGACGGGGTCGGCGTCCGGGTCGGGGACGTCGTCGTCCCTCTCGGCGTCGTGCTTCCACGGGTCGAGCCTCATTCCGCCTTCGCGGTCGGGGCCGCTTGCGCTCTGCCACCATTTGCCGACGCCCTTCACGCCGAGGACCCAGAGCCGGTCGTTGTCGTTGTAGCGGATGATGCGGCCGTCGGTGCAGGAGAGCGAGAGCCGGTCCTGGGCGAGCGTCCAGTACCTGCGCCTGTCGTCCCGGTACTGCTGCGATCCGAGGATGCGCCTCGCGCAGATCTCCCCGGCGCCGTCCTTCGCGACGTAGGTCCCCCAGGGGGCGCGGCTCGAGCCGGCCTTCTCCCACTCCCAGCGCGGCCACCACCAGAGCAGCGTCGGCGGCGTCAGCCCCTCGCCGTCGGAGATGTACCTGCCGGCGGGCTCGCACACGATCTCGGGGTATTCCGGGTTCGGCTTTCCCGCCTTCCACCAGCCGTCGCCGATCCAGGTCTCTCCGTCGATGTCCTTCTCCGCGGAGGGTTCGTAGATCCCGCGGGGGTTGTAGATCCAGCCGTCGGTGATGCTGTTGAAGACGGCGCCGGAGACCCCCCAGACGGGCTCTCCGTTGTAGAGGAAGGGCATCAACGCGAGCGTGCGCTCCTCGCCGACCTTCACGACGGGGGTCGCGTGGTCCGTGTCGACGATGACCCAGCGGTAGAGGGAAGCGTCGTAGAAGCCGCGAAGCCTCTCCTCTTCGTCGAAGAGAAAGCCGGGCTGCCCGTTGATGCGGGACGGGGCGATCTTGAACGGCATGGCTAGTCTCCCTCGGGGGCGCCCTCGACGTCGTGGTCGGCGATCCCCGCGTCCACGAGGTGGGCGAGGACGACGGAGCCGCGATCGAGCTGGCTGAGCATGGACGCCTCGGTGAGCATGAGCTGCGCGCGTCCGGTCTTGGGCGAGAGGATCCCGTCGGCGTAGAGGTCGACCGTGTAGACGCCGGCGCTGAAGCCCTGGACCACGGCCGGGCAGACGGACGGATCGCCGGCGGCGCCGGAGCCGGCGCCGACGTGGAGGAGGCACCACTGCAGCCCGGTCCCGCCCTTCTTCCAGAGGATGCGGGCGGTGCCGGATGCGGCCGAGCGGATGGCGCCGGCGACGTTGTCGACAATGGGCTCGGCGAACTCGTGCCCGTCGTCGGCGACGTCCACCTGCGCGGGCGTGACGCCGAAGAGCATCGCGCGGCCGATCCTGCCGGCGGGAATCGGCTCCTGCAGCACGACCCAGGGGCCGTCTCCGCCGTAGATTTCCCCGCAGAGGACGGCCGGCTCGTTCTGGAAGGCCAGCTCGTTCTTCTCCGGCGTGACGCCGATTCCGCTTCCGACGGAAAGCGCCGCGAAGCGGTCGAGGTCCTCGTCGGTCTCGTTCCGCACGCGGACGATGCCGACGTCGAGGCCGTCGGGAATGCCGGCGCCGCGGCGCTTCGTCTCCTTCGCGAGCGCGGCCGCATCGAGCATCTCGTTCCACGTGGCGGCGGAGATGGCGACCGGGTCGCCGGGGCGGACCTTGTTCATGGGGCTATCCCTTCAGCAGACTGAAATTCTTTCTTTCGTAGACCTTCTCGACGTAGACGGCGACGGGCTTCTTGACGAGGTTCGTCCTCTCCTCGGACACCTCGTCCTCGTACTTCACCCAGAGGTAGTCCCACCCGTCCTTGTGGGGGACGGTGATGTCGCCCACGACGAGGTCGTCCCTGTTCGGCGACACCGCGAACTTGAAGGTGATCTCCCAGGGGTGCTTGCGCTTCTTGCCCTTCTTGGAGCCCGTGGCGCCGAGGAACAGCACCTCGCCGGGGTCGAAGCCCTTGAAGGCGGCGGCGTTCACGGTGCCGGTCAGCTCCGCGATCCTGCGCTTGTAGGAGGCGTTCACCTTGACGGCCTTCACCGTCCTCGTCTCGGTGAACTGGAAGGTCGGCATGACGATCTCGCAGCCGTTCACGCTGCTCTCGTTGTCGACGTTGATGGCCCTCTTGAAGTCCGGGGCGTCCGCGGGGAACCTCCCCTTCGTCTCGAGCGAGACGTCCATGTGCATGGTGCCGCCGCTCGAGTCGAACGTGAAGTTCGTGTCGTCCTCGTCCTCGCCCTCGCGCTCCTTCTCGGGGTCCTCGCCGTAGACGGCGCGGACCTTGAAGGTGTCGAGGTTGATGCGCTCGGCCAGCTCGACCTTCTGCAGGACGAGGTCGTCCTGTTTGGCCGGGGCGGTCGCCCTGACCCTCTCGAGCGCGGTCTGCTCGTCGTCGACCCCGAACACGAAGTACGGGATCTCGGCCTCGACCAGGTCGCCGTCGTCGTCCATGGCGCGGTCCCAGTCCCAGAAACCTTGTTCAATCTTCATGTCTAGGTGAATGTGAGCCCTCCCGCGCCCTTGCGCAGGAGGTCGTTCGTCTTCTTCGTGTTCTCGGCGACCTTCTCGGTCGCGGCGGCGGTGCGCGTCTGCAGGTCGAGCCCGCCCATCGCCTCGGCCGCCTTCGCGTAGAAGGTGCCGGCGATCCGGTCGCGGGAGCCGGCGTCCGCCTCCTCGGCCCCCTCGCGGGCGCCGCGGAGCTTCTCGGAATACTTGTCCACGAGGTTCTCGGCGGAGGCAAAGGCGTTCTGCAGGCCGCGGAGCCGGTCGCGCTCCTCGTCGGAGATCTCGCCGTCCGACTGCGCGTCGGCGAGCGCGGCGCCGAAGTCGGCCCGGCTCGCGGCGGCGGCCTGCTGCGCATGGATGAGAAGGTCCTCGATCATGGAGGCGGCCTTCCCCGGATCGGTCTTGAGCGTTTCGTCGATCTCCCGATCCTGCCGGCGCTCCTCCCGCCGGCGCTCGATGTCGCCGGCCTGCTCGTCGAAGGCGCCCTGCAGGTCGGACACTTCCTTGGCCAGTTCTTCTCGCCGCTTCGACCGGGCCGCCTCCACACGGGCTTCGGCCTCCTCGTCCGCGCGTGCGAGTTTTTCTTCAAGTTCCGCGATCTTCGCCTCGTCGGCATCGGCTCGCGAATACTCGTAGTCGAGCATCGTCTCGATGAGCTGCTTGTACTCGTCCCGCAGGTCCCGGATGTCCTCGATCTCGTTCTCGAGCGAGGTCTGGTTCTCGCGGCGGAGCCTGCGCTCGATCTCGGCGAGGCGCTTCGCCGCCTGTTCGGCGTCGCTCTGCGTGGCGAGGGCGGCCTGCGAGTCCGCCTGGATGGCTTCCTGCAGCGCCTCGGTTTCGGTCTTGCCGGTGAGAGCGCCGGCGTCCCCGCCGGCGGCCGCGTTGCGACGCAGGAGGAGGGCTTCGAGCTTCTTCCGCTCGACCGAAATCTTGTCGTAGTTCTTCTGGACCTTGTCCGAAACGACGTCGGAGTCGAAGCCCGACGAGACGTAGTCCCACGCCGCGCCGGACCAGGAGGACACGAGTGAGTCGTTCTCCTTCTCAAGCTCGCGGACGTTGTTCCGGTGTTCCTCGATCTCGGCGTCGAGCTGCGCGAGCGTCGCCTTCCGGAGCGCTTCGTTGAAGCGGCCCTGGGCGTCGGCGGCCATGTCGAGCCTGCCGGCGACGCGGTCGATGGAGATGCCGAGGTCGCCGTAGCGGCCCTTGAGGGCGGCGGCGAGGCGCTCGGCCTCGGCCATCTCGGCGTTGGTGAGCGATTGCTTGCCGGCGAGCTGCTGGAGGCGCTGCATCCGGAGCTGATCCGAGGAGCGCAGCTCGTCGCCCGCCTCGCGGAGCTTCTCCATGTCGGTGGAGAGCTGCGCCGTGTACCGGCTCGACCTGGAAAGTCCGTGCACCAGGAGCGCGACGGCTCCCGCGATGGCGAGGAACACGACCGAGATCGGCAGCGCCAGGAAGGCGGACGCGGCCGTGTGCGCGAGGAGGTAGCCGGCGGCCACGGCCTTGGCCGAAAGGCCGAGGGCGACATTGGCGGCTGTCGAGGCCGCGGCGGTCGCGGCGGCCTTGGCGTTGGCGAGGGAAAGGGCGGCCGTCACGGAGGCCGCCAGGCCGCGCGCGGCGGCGAGGGCCCGGGTGACGGCCGCGCCGGCCGCGCTCGCGGCCGTGTGGGCCTTCGTGGCGGCCGTGGCGGCCAAGGTGGAAAGGGAGAGGGAGCGCAGGGCGCCCGCCACCGCCTGGAACCGGGTGGCAAGCACCGCCTTCGCGGCTGCGGCCGCCTCGGCGTTCCCCATGAGGACGAACGAGGAGGCGATCTGCAGCGCCCGCCGGTCGATGGGGAGGTTGAGGGCGGCGAGGAGCCGGCTCGTGCCCACCATCGCGGGGATCGCCTGGTTGCGGTAGTCCGCGAAGGAGTGTGCAATCACCGCGAGCGATCGTGCGAGTCCGGATCCGGCGACCGCCCGCTGCACCGCGCCGAAAGACACGAGGACGCCTCTGGCGAGTCCGGCCGCGGCGGCGACGCCCTTGCAGGCGAGCCCGACCGCGAGGATGGCGGCCCCGAGCGCGGCGGCGCCGGCCACCGTCGCCGCGAAGGCGGTGACGAGGTCGGCGTTGCGTTCGATCCAGCCCGTGAGGGCGTTGATGACCGATGTGATCCGGTCGGTAAAAGGTTGGAGTGTGTCGCTCACGGCTGCGCCGACGGCGTTCATGGCGCCTTCGACCGCCGACTTGAGGAGACGGAACGAGCCGCCGAGGCCGGCGTCCATCTTCTGCGACGTGGTGGCGGCGACGCCGTCGACGTCGCGGAGCTTCCCGAGGAACTCGTCGAGCTGCGCGATGTTTCCGGTGATGGAGAGTCCGGCGAGCGAGCCGCGCAGGTCGAAGATCTCCTCCGCGAACGCGATGCGCTGCGCGGTCGGCATCGCGTTCATGGCGCCGGCGAGATCGCGGACGATGTCCGCCATCTTGCGGAGGTTGCCGGTGGCATCGACCGCCCGGACGCCCACGGAGGCGAGCTTGTCCTGGATCTTGACCTTGGCGAACTGAGAGAACGACTTCCTGAGCGCCGTGCCGGCGAGCGAGCCCTTGAGGCCGACGTTCGCGAGGACGCCGATGGCGGCCGCGGTGTCGGTGATGTCCTCGCCCGCGGCCTTGGCCTGCGGCCCCGCCATCTTCATGGCGTCGAAGAGATCGGTGAGCGTCTGCGCCGAGCCGTTCGCGGCGGCGGTGAGGACGTCGGATACGGACGCCATCCGGTCGGCGGAGAGTCCGAAGATGCGGAGGGAGTTGGCGGCGATGTCCGCCGACTCCGAAAGGTCGGTGCCGGTCGCGCGGGAGAGGTTCAGGACCGCGCCGATGCTGGCTTCGATCTCCGAGGAGGCGAAGCCCATGCGGCCGAGGGCGACCATCGCGCCGGCGACCTGCTGCGCGGTGAACGAGGTGGTGCGGCCGAGCGTCTGGGCGGTGCGCGTGAGCGACTCGAAGGCTTCGCCGGTCGATCCGGTCACCGCCTGCGCGAGCCGCATCGTGTCGTCGAAGTTTGCGAACGACCGGACGGCCATCGCGAATGGCGCGGCCATCGCCCCGGAGAGGACGAGCAGGTCGCGGCCGACGTTCGTGCAGGTCTGGCCGAACGCGCGGAGCTGGGCCTGGGCCTGCGAGAGCCCCTTGTTGAGCCGGCCCGTGTCCGCCGTCACTTCGACATAGGCGCTGCCGGCGCGGATGTTGGAAACGATGGACATGGGTTGCTATTCGGGTTGGTTTGTGAGAGACTCCGGGCCATCCGGCGCATCGATCGCCTTCGGCCCCCTCCGCGTGTCACTTGAAAGGAACGCTCGCGATGGGGGCCGTTCTTATTCCCTCCCTGGCTCGCGTTCTTTTCCCCGATCTCCCGGCGCGGGCGCGTTCTTCACGAACACGTCCCGCAGGATCTCGAGCTGCTTTCCGCGCAGGATCGGCTTCTTCGGCCGCGGCGCGTAGGGGTTGAAGTCGTTCGGCTTGGCGGCGGGCGTGCGGCGCGGGTCGCGGACGAGGTTCACGGCAAGCGCCATGAGCGCGGACGTTCGCGCCCAGTCGGCGCGGCAGCGCGCCTCGGCCATGCGGACGAGCGCGCGCAGCGTGAACGGCCCCGGGTCTACCCCGCAGACGCCGGCGAGTTCGTCGACGAGCCGGTCGAGGCGGCCAGGAGCGAGTCCGCGGCCCTGTCCAGCTCGTCCGTCGAGAGCGCCTTGTCGAGCGCCGCCTTCGCGGCCGTCTCGGCCCTGCGCGCCGCCGCCACCAGGCGCTGCAGGATCGCCCTCTTCGGGTTCGGGAAAAAATCGACGATCTCGTCCAGGAGCGCGTCGGTCGCGCCGAGGATGGCGTCGCCCGCCATCGCCCTTCCGAAGTCCTCGTCGGACACGCCGAGCTTGTCGGCCTCGTCCTTGCAAAGCGCGAAGAGCGCGTCCACGAGCAGGGCCGGGTCCGAGGCGAGCCGTTCCAAAAGCGACGCCTCGACCCTCCCGTCCCTTTCGACGAGGATGGCCGAGGCGAGGTCCACGCCGGCGAGGGCGCGAACGCGCTTGAGGGTGGCGACGTTGAGGTTCGCGGTCCACACGCGTCCGGCGTTGTCGGTGAAGGTGTGCATCGCTACCTCCACTCGGGCGCGCGGTTGATGAGCGTCGGGCGGCAGGTGACGGACACCGTGAGCGCCTCCTCGAGCGGCTCGGAGCGCGAGAACTTCGTGACCACCCAGTCGGCGTCGAGCCCGTGGCCTTCGCCGTCGGTCACGAAGATCGCGAGCGGGGAGTTTCCGAAGTAGGCCGACTGGATGGACGAGAAGGAGCCGTCCTCCGTGTCCCACTGCATCTCGAATTCGAGCGACGCCTCCTTCAGGGTGGCGGCGTAGGCGCGCCAGCCTTCGGTCGCGCGGGTGGTGACGTCCGCTTCGCCCGATTCCAGGGAGAGCGTGACGTCCTTGACGTTCTTCGCCTCCGCCCCACCGATGAAGAGCTTGGCGTCGAGGCCGAGTTTGTATGCCATGTTGGTTTCTTTCAGTCTGTGACCGAATCCCGCCAGAACTGTGCGAGCTTCGGCGCGGTGGATGTGAGGGTGGGTCCCATGAGGGGGCGGGCGGGATACCGCTCGCGCTTGTAGCGGCCGCCGAACTCGTGCGCGGCCATCGCGTTTCCGATGACCGACTCCGCCGGTCCGATGACCACGGCTTGCGCGGGCTTGTCGAGCCCGAAGAGGATCGAGCGCTTGAGCAGGCCCGCCCGCGAGTGCGGCGGCGAGCCGGGCGGCGATGGGTGATCGCTCGTCTTCACCTTGTGCCGGGCGGCGCGGCGCACGTAGGCGCCGGCGCGGCGCAGGGCGGCGAACGACCCTTGCAGCACGGCGGCCGCGAGGCCACGCGCGTCAAAGGAGAGCTTCGCCTTCATGGCGCTCGACCGTCCGGAACGACAGCACGACGACGCCCGTGAACTGCCGCTTCTCCCGGAACTGCTCCGGGGAGTAGATGGGTTCGTAGGCCGCCTTCACGCACGAGCATCCGGCGAGGTGCATCCCGAGGAAGTGCCGGCCGATGCTTCGCACCGTCTGCACGAGCGACGGGATCTCGTCCTCCGTCGTTTTCTTGAGGACACCGACGGACACCTTGTACACGGCGCCCACGCTGTCCCGGGTGGCGAGCTCGTCCTCGATGCCGGTCGGCACGACGACGACTCGCATCTGCGAGAGTTCCGAGAGCTTGAACTCGGGCAGGAAACACACGGTCGCGCCGTACCGGGAGAGTTCGGACGCGACCGCGCCGGCGACGGAGACGAGGTTAGCCATGCTTCAGGAACTCCATGAGCAGGAGCCCAAGCGCCGAGACGAGCGAAAGCACGGCCGCGCCGGTTGCGGTGAGGAGCGTCTTCTGCATCTGCTGCGCCGGGACGCAGGGCGGGTGATGGTGTTCGCCGTCGCGGAAGTGCATGGTGATCATGCCGCGCAGTTCGGCGATGTCCATCCGGCAGCGATTGACGGATTCGTAGATGGAGTCTTCGTGGTCGGGCATGCTATTCCTCCGAGACGCACTTGGTGTGTATCCTGTAGACCTGGTGGTACGGGTCGCTCCACCGCCAGACGGGCTCGCCGCCGGGGGCCATCACTTCGTACTCGCGGCCGTCGTGGCGGATCGTGTCTCCGGCGGCGGGCTCGCGGTCGAGGTTGTTCCGGCCGATCAGGAAGTCGCGGGTCTGCGTCCGCACGAACGCGCCGTTCTCGCTCGTCTGCTTGAACACGGTTCGGCCGACGATCGCGTTCACGGCTTCCGGCGCCCGGCCGGGCCGGTGGTAGACCGCCGGCTCGACCAGGGTCGAGAACTCCGCGTCCCGCAGCCAGTCGATGGCCTGGCGGAGCAGGTTCATGGGGCTAGAAGCCGAGCAGGAAGCGGACCGTGAGGTCGGAGGCGCCGGCGGCCGCGACGGCGACGCCGACGGGGATCTTCTCGGCCGCGGGCTCCGGGGCGGGGTCTCCGCCCGCGTCGCCGCCGTCGCCCCCCGTGTCGCCGCCTGTGACGGCCTGGGCGGCCGAGACGGCGCCGGTGGCCGGGTCGTAGGCGACGGCCGCCCCTGCGGCGATTTCCTCGCCTTCGGGCTTGGGCGCCTCGTAGACGCCGGTGAGGGCGATGGCGCCGAGCTGGCCGGCCTTGATGTCGAGCTTGGTGATGCCGACGATGTCGCCGATCTTCACCGGGGTGCCGGCGGGCGTGTCGGTTTCGGGCGTGTAGTCGAGGATGTCCCCTCGCTGGACGTAGGTAAGCATTGTGGAAATTTGCGGAGGCCGCTTCGCGCTTCGCGCTCGCGCCTCCGCGAGATTTGGGGTTGGAGGTTGATTGGTTGATCGTTGATGGTCCAAAGGCCGGGCCGCGAAGCGGCGAGCCGCGGCCGCCGCCGCCCGGTCGCGAACGCGGCCGGGCGGGCGAGGGACGCCTAGCCGGCCGTGCCCGTGGCCTTGACCATCCCGCGGTGGTCCTGCTCGCGGCAGCCGACGTCGAAATACACGCGGAACCAGATTCCCAGCGTGTTGAAGTCGGTGTCGCCACGCTCGACCGTCGGGGCGCGCCTGCCCTTGAGGTAGCCGATTTCGAACGTGTCCACGACGCCCGGCCGCCCGAAGAGGTACCACGCGGTTTCGGAGAAGCCCGGGTACTTCGAATTGGCCAGGTAGGGCGAGGAGACGACCTCGAGGTCCTCGTCCGCAAGGACGTTCACGGCGGGGCGGACGACGTTGTCGGCGCCGCCGGACATGATGAGGGCGGCGCTGCGCGTCAGCTCGAGCGCCTGGTGCTTGAGCGCCGTCGGCACGAGCAGGAACTTGGGCTCGACGCTGATCGGCTGTCCGTCGGCGTCGACCTGGTCGAGGAACGCCTGGATGGCCTTCTTGAGCGAGTCGGCGCCGAGCGCGGACGCCGCCCCGGAAAGCAGGTTCTTGTGCTGGCGGCCGAAGAGCGGGCTGCCGTCGGTCTGCACGGGGTTGGCGAGAAGACGCCGGAAGAAGAGCTGGTCGATCAGCCGGGCGGCGCGGTTGCCCATCGCCACCGGGACCTTCAGGAACGCCCCGAGGTCGTCGTTGATGACCATCTTGCGGGTGAGGCAGAACTTCTTGGCGTAGGTGTCGATCTGGTTCCTCGCCGGCTCTTCCTTCAGGCCTCCTTCCTTGATCTCGCCGTCCGCGGCGACGGGTTCGAGATCGCCCACGTCGGTGAGACGGAAGCGGTCGCTCTCCTTGAAGTCGTTGAGGTCGCCTTCCGAGCAGAGCTTCGTCGCGAGGATTGGCTGGGCCTTGTAGGACTGGAGGAGCTTCTTGTTGGCGACGTTGCCGAGGATGCCCGGGAGCGACACCGTGGAGAACGACGCCTTGATGGCCTCGTTGTCCATCGCGCGGGGGACGGACTTGCCCTCGATGCGGAGGCACTCGGCGAGGAGTCCGCGCAGCGGGAGGTCGCGGTCGGGCATGGCGGCCTCGGCCACCTGCTCGCCGTAGTCCTTCGCGACGGCGTCCTCGGAGATGCCGGCGCGGAGGCACACGGCCGCCTCGAGGGTCTTGCGGTCGGGCCTGGCCTCGGCCTTCACGACCACGTTGGGGGCGGTGACGGGCTCGCGCTCGCGGTACGCGGCGAGGACGGCGGTCGTGGTGCGGCTCAGGTCCCAGCCCTCGTCGACGGCCTTCGCCTCGATGTCCGGGAACTCGCCTCGGCAGACCTTGCGGATCTCGGCCACGCGGCCGCGCTCGGCCTTGATGGCCTCCTGCGCGGCGAGCGCCGGATCGGGCGCGGCGGGCGCGTCCTGCGGCGGCAGCGCCGCTTCCGCGGGCTTCGGTGCGGGCTTCGGCGCGGGCTCCGGCGCGGGGGCGGCCGGCGCGGGAGACGGCGCGGCCGCTTCGACGGGGGCGGCGGGATTGGTTTCGGTGTTTTCGGGTTTCATGCTTGGTGTTTGTCCTGTGAGGTTCAGGGTGGCCGTGACGTTCATTTTCGTGTTACGATCCGCCCCGACCGCGACCACGGACACTTCGCGTAGGGTGGACTTGGCGACGTGGAAGAACGGCGCCTCGTGTTCGACACCGTTCACGGTTCGCCGGCCCTCGGAGACCAGCTCCGAGGCTTCGACCTCGGCGCCGATGGAGAGCTGCCAGGCGGCGCCGGCCTTCGCCTGCGAGACGATGGCGTCGGCGACTTCGCCCTCGGCCACGATCTCGCCCTCGATGGCGAGGTGGCCTTCGACGGGCTTGGCGCGCACCACGCCGACGCGGCCGAGCGTGTGGTTCTCGTGGTCGGCGAGGAGCGGGACTTCCTCCGGCACGGTCATCCCGGCGAGGTCGACCACGACGGGCTTGGACCAGCCCCAGAGCGTCATCTTCCCGCCGCCATAGGCGACGCCGGACACTTTGGGATGCTTGCCACCGGCAGCGGCGGCCGTGATTTCGAGGAACTCACTCGTCCCCGGTTTCTCGTTCGGATTCATGTGTGGGTTGGTTCCCGTATTGGAGTTCGTGGCCGCTCTTGAGGCCGAGTTCTTTCTTGAGGTCGCGCTCGCGGGCGAGCTGCCGCAGTTCGACTTCCCAGTCCTTCCCCTGGCGCGCGTATTCCGCGGCGAGGGTCGTGGTGAGGGAGGAGAGGCGCGTCGCCTGGGCGGAGGCTTCCTTGTTGGGATCGACGTGTTCGGCGCCGTCCCAGAACCACGTGTGCTTGCAGTCGCACTCGTCGATGGCCGTGCCGGTCGAGAGCGACCACTCCCGGAGCCACCGGGCGAACACGCGGTCGAGCAGAGTGCGCTCGATGTAGGAGCGCTCGACCGTGATCGACTTGTAGTATGTCTGGTGGTCCAATCGCCCGGAGGCGTAGTTGTAGCCGGAGCTGTTGCCGGCGGCGACGTTGTAGGGGATGTTCAAACACCTTGCGATCTCGTTCAAGACTTCGCGTTTGAAGTCCCCGTAGCTCGTGGCGGGCTGCTTGGGGTCGAGTTGCGACATCTTCCAGCCGCCCGGAATCGTGAGGAGCATGTTTCTCTCGAGTTGGATCGTGTCCATCGGGTCGACGTCGGCGGCCTCGCCGTTCGCGGGGGCGTCCGTGTAGAGGATGCCGGCGAAGTCGGCGGCCGCCTCGGCGGCGGCGACGACGGCCAGGGTGTAGCGGCGGAGGTTGGCGAAGAGGGGGAGCGCCGGGGTGATTTCCGGCACTCCTCTGTGCTGTCCGGGGCGATCCTCCCGGAACAGGTGCACGACATGGCGCGCATCGACATCCCTCGCTGCGTTCGCAAAAGCGGCCTCGCCGCCGGGGTGATATCGCAGAATCCGGTAGGATCGGGGGTTGCCGAAGGCGTCCAGCGTGATGCCGTCGATGCAGTTCGGATCGTTGTTGAATCGGTCTTCCGTAACCCGGTCGGCTTCGATCGGCTGCAGGTCGAGCGTCACGCTCGGATCGCCAAGGTTGGGGTTGTTCGCGAGGAGGACGAAGGCTTCTCCGTCCTGGCACCTCGCCATTCGCAGGGTGCGGAGCTTCTCCGCGAGGCGCACCGCCTTCTCCCACCGCGACCAGTCGTGTTCGACGCGGCGGTTGAGGTCGTCTCTGTCCGTCAGCATCTGCAGGCGGGGGCCGGTTCCGACCGCGTCGTTTGCGAGCGTCAGCACGATGCCTTTCGCATAGGAGTTGTTGGCCACCTCGTATCGCGCGCGGGTGCGGAGAATCTGCCGCACCGAGGCGTCCGCCTCGGCGTCGGCCGAGAGGAAGTCGGCGAACGACCAGTGCTTCGCGTTGTCGCCGGTGGTCTGCGCGGCGTCGTAGCGGCCCCGCGCGTAACCGCGGGAGTAGGCGTTCCGGAACGCGTCGTTGCGGTCGGGCCTCGGGTCGCGCCGGAACTTGAGGAAGTTCAGCACGGTCCGCCTCCCGCCTTCATCTTCGTGATGCGGAATCCGTGGCGGCTCCGGTCCGCGGGGGCGGCGGCCTCCTCGGAGGCGAGGTACTTCTCGAGGGCCAGTTGCTCGGCGAGGGAATGGTTCGTCATCTCCTGCCCGTCGACCGAGGCCGACTTGGGCTGGTCCGCGAGCCGGCGGAGCCGTTCGATTCGCGTCCTGCTCGTCATGGTGGTGAATGGTGTTGAACGTGAAGAGGCGGCCGGTGCGGCGTGCACGCCGCTCGTGCCCCCGGCCGGGCATCCACGCATCCAATGGGCATTGCCGGTAAAAGGAGCGAAAACCCGGCAGGAGGCCCGCGTGGAGCGACATTGGTTGCGGGAGCCGGAGTCGAACCGGCGGCCCGGGGGCATGAACCCCGGATGCTACCGTTGCACCATCCCGCGATGGTTTCATTTGGGGTTTACCCTTTAGACCCCAAAAGTGTCGCGCAGTCAGGAAACAAAGTGTCAGCGTTTGTTCTTGCGGATTTCCGAGAGCTTGAGCCGGGGCTTCGCGTCCTTCTTCGGGCGGAGATTGTCCGTGCCCGGGAGGACGCAGCCGCACATCGACGCCGCGACCGCGCATCCCACGGTGCCGTCCCACCAGTGGTTGTCGCGCGACTCGGGCCTCATCTTCCATTCGTCCACGACACGACCGCGCCCCTCGGTGCGGACCTTGTACTCCGCCGTCATGTGTTCGGCGTAGAGAAGGTGGCGCTCCGGCTCGCGCCCCCAGAGCGACAGACACCCTCGGTCGCCCATCGCCGTCTGCAGGCGCTTCTGGACGAAGCTCTTCCAGAAGTTGGTGTCGTAGACCACGTGACGGATTGCCCGGCGGCCGGCGACGGTCGGGATGCGCCAGTTGAAGCCCACGCGGTCTCCGGCGACCTTCTTGTATTCGCTCATCGGCTTCGAGGACGCGCCGACGTAGCGGCCGTGGCTGGGAAGCACGATGTTAGCCCATTTGGTCTGGCGGCAGAACTGGTACACGACCTCGGTCGAGTCGCCCCAGTTGGCATCGATGAGACAGCGCTCGACCTTGAGCGGCGTTCCGTCGCGGCGGAGCCACTCGCGCCCGAGCATCGCGTCCGTCAGCTTCTCGAGTCCCGCGTAGAGCTGCCCCTCGAGACCGGCGTGCGGAAACGTGCTTTGCAGCGTCGGGTTCGCGTCGGCGAGCGAGAAGTACCGCCGGCGCTGGTCGGGCCAGGTCCCGTAGTCGACGACATAGCCTGTGAAGTCGTCGTCCCAGGCGCACACGACGTAGAAGAGCAGCGCCTTCTGCACGTCGATGAACATCGTGAGGCGGTTGCAGGTCGCGGGAAGCGCCTGCCGAGCGTGGCCGTTGAGCTTGTGGACCACCGCGTCGACCGTGAGCTGCTCCTCCGTCCCGAGGTCTTCCGGCAACGGTTCGTTCTGGTACTCCGCCCAGAAGGCCACCTCGTCCTGCAGCTTGAGGTTCATTGCGTTTTGGACGGCCGAGATTTCGTCGTAGTTGTAGCGCGCCGGCCAGCCCACGACGGCGCCTTCGTCCATCGCCGAGCGGTTCTTCTTGTAGAACGCGGTCGCCTTTGTGAAAGTGCCGTCCTTCCGAAGCTGCTCGGCACGGAGATCGGCGTACTTCTCCCAGAGCTTCTCGTTCGTCGGAAACTTGTACACGAGCTTCATACGCGAGCCCTGCCATTCCGGATGCCGGGCGGTATCGAGAATCTGGTCGGCCATATCGCCGGGCCTGATGACTGTGCACGGTAGAACACCGGCGATTTTCTTGCCCGGGCCGGCGAGGCCGAGGATGTCGCCGGCGAGAACGCGGACGCGCTTGCGGGTCTGCTCGAGCGAGCCAGCCGACTCCGTGGTCTGCGGGTCGTCGACGATCACGAGCGAGGGTCGAATCGTGCGGCCGTCCGGCTTCTTGAACTTCATGCCGCGAATGCGGCCCGTGATGCCCGCGACGCGTACGGCGACCCCGGAGGACGCCGACCCCTCGATGGTAGGTAGGACGATTTCGTCCGCGGTCCACGTGATGCGCGTCCGGACGCCGTGGTAGAGCTGCCCGGCGCAGCGGTTCGCGATGCCGTCGAGCGCGGCGATGGGGAAGGTCGCCTCCGGGAAGTCCGCCGCGATGTGTTCGTTGACCTCCAGCTCCGTCTTGATGCTTTCGAGCATTTCGAGCGCGGCGCCCTCGGTCGCGCCGATGAGGACGACGAACGAGCGGTGGCCGTAGAGCATCGACCAGAGACACGCGGCTTCCGTCAGGCTCGACTTGCCGGACCCGCGCGACATCGCGAGCGCGAAGAGCCCGCCCTTGAGGACGGCGGTCTCGATCTTTTGGATCGCCCTGAGGTGGTCCGGGGACCATTCGAGGGTGAACACGTCGGGGAAGTAGTTCTCGCAGAACGCCTTGAAGTCCGTGCGGCAACGCTCCTTCCGGTCGGGATCCTCCACCTCGGGCAGCTCGCCGATGTCGCGGCCTGCCTGCGAGAGTTCCGCCTGGCGCTGCCGGGCGGCGTCGCGGTGCTCCTCGTAGGAGCGCGCCGCGTCCTCCGGCGGCTCGTTGTGCCGGTCGACGAGGTAGGCGATGTAGCGGACGAGGTGGATGCTGCGCGGATCGTCGGCGGCCGCGATGCGGTAGCCGACGCGGTTGAAGTCGCGGTAGACGCGGTTCTGGGAGACGACGGTCCCGAAACGGGTGGAGTTGAGGACGCGCGCCACCTCGGGGCTGCTCATCCTCGCGGGGTTAATCGGCATGGTCGCCCTCCTCGCGGCAGAGCCACGCCGCGTACTCGACGAGGCTCACCGTCCCGTCGGGATTCACCGGGGCGCCGGCGGCGATGTCCGCCTCGAGAGTCTCGGCCGAGATCGTGGACGAGCCGGCATTCTTCAGGAGCCGGACCACGGTCTCCTTGGGAAGGGCCGTCAGACGGATGTTTTCGGGCATGGGATCTTTCTCTCACAATTGACTTGCTATTCGTGGCGCTCTACGCAATATGCCGACTCGTTGCATCCCACCAACCCCAAACGAAAGGAGACAGCAATGGACAGCAACATCAAGGTCGGCGACCACGTGCTCGCCAAGGTCGGAAGGAACAAGGTCGAGGTCGTCGTGATGGGAATCGCCGACGGCCGCTACAAGGTCGGCTCGCTCTCGACGGGCCGGCAGTTCGTCACCGCGAACGTCGAGCCGATACCCGCGGCGGCGGCGCCCGAGCCCGCTCCCGAGCCCGCGGCTCCCGCGGCGGCGCCAGCGGAGAAGCCCAGGCGCGGCGGCGGGCGCCTCTCGCTCGTCGACGCGGCGGCGAAGGTACTCGAGGGCGCAAGAGCCCCGATGGGCGTCCGCGAGATGTTCGAGGAGGCGCGTCGCCGCCGCCTTTGGGAGCCGGGCGCGGGCAAGACCCCGCTGCAGACGCTCTGCTCGTCGATCTATCGCGAGATCAAGGAGAATGGCTCCGAGGCCCGGTTCCGAAAGGCGGAGCGCGGCCGCTTCGTCTACCGGCGCTAGCGAAGGCGCGAGAAGAGCCCGTTGCGGCACAGCTCCGCGTAGCGGGGCTCGCGGAGCCGCAGGAGGCCGGCCGCCTCCTGCGGCCCGAATCTCTCCCGCTCCTCGGCGAGCTGCTCGTTGCGCCCGTCGAAGAACGCGAGCGTGATGTCGGGTCGGCCGATGCAGCAGGAGATCGCGCAGTAGACGAGCGGCAGGCGGTTCTCCTTGAGGTAGCGCAGGGCGCGATGCCGCGCGTAGAGGTTGAGCGCCACGTCCGCCTTGGAGCCGTCCTTCGTCCAGGGGGAGCCACCGCCGAGGCGGCAGTTGCCGCCGTAGAAGTCGACGGCGAGCTTCCTGCCGGTCGTGCCGCAGTCGCCAATAGGGCCGTGGACGACGTAGCGCCCGGTTCCGTTGAGGACGATCTCCGCCCCTTCCGGGACGAGGGAGGCGAGGTAGGCGCGGAGCCGGCTCCCGTCGTCCTCCTCGCGCTGCGGGACGGCGGCGAAGACGGAGCGAACCCTGCCTCCGTCCATCGCGACCTGCGTCTTCACGTCGATGCCGCCGAGGCCAGAGCGGACGAGCGAGTCGCCGATGTAGCGCGCCAGATAGTGGTCGGCCGGCATTTGGTTCGTCATCGGATCGTCGGTCGCCATCCCCCAGAAGATGCCCTGGTCGCCCCAGCCGTCCCGGTCGACGCCCTGCGCGATGTCGGGCGACTGCCGCGTGACGTGCGCGGCGACCACGAGGTCGTCGGCGCAGATCGTGTTCTCGAGACCCCACCTCTCCTGGTAGGCGCGCGTGTAGCCGACCTCGCGCACGGCGGCGCGGACCAGCTCCGCGATCTCGTGATCCGCGAACTCGGCCTTCGTGGTGATCTCGCCGCCGAGCGTCACGTACTCGCTCTTGATCTGGACCTCGACCGCGAAGCGCGTGTCCGGGTCGACCTCGAGGTGGCGGTCGAGAAGGTATGAGGAGATGTAGTCCGCGACCTTGTCGGGGTGGCCGAGGGAAACCCATTCGGATGTTTGCAGCATGTCTGTCGGTTGTGTGGTTGTTCGGAGGTTGTCGAAGGTCTCGAAACGTGTGTTTCCGCGAGGGTGAGGACTCTCTCGTAGTTGCGCCTCGTCACTCGAAGAAGGGGAACGCGGTGCGCCGTCGGAGTCGTTCCGCGGCAAGCTCGACGGCGAGCGTCTGCCTCGCTATCTTCCGCTCCAGTTGCGGGAATGCGGAGATCTCGCGCGGCGGCGACGGATGGGCGGCGGCGATGATTCCGATGACTCCGATAAGGAAGATCGCGACCGCCAGCGGAAGGGCTTCGAAGCTAGCTGGGGAGCACTCTCGCAGTCTCTCGGGACTGCTCGGAATCTCGCGAGAAATCGCGGTTTTTCGCGGATTTTCGCGTGCTCGACGACGCTCTTGTGTGTGTTTCCGCGGGGACTGTCGCGATCGTGTCATGACACAGTCTCCTCCGTGTCGCCGCAAACGGCGGGAGTCTTCGCTTGCCAGTCGCAACCTTCGCCGAACTTGAACTCGGCCCAGCGCTTGCGGATGACGTCGCAGTACTTCGGGTCGAGCTCCATCGTCCTGCACACGCGGCCTGTCTGCTCGCAGGCGATCAGGGTCGAGCCGCTGCCGCCGAACGTGTCCATCACGAGGTCGCCGCGCTTCGACGAGTTCTTGAGAAGGTACACGAGCATCTCGACCGGCTTCATCGTCGGATGCAGGTCGTTCTTCTTCGGCTTGTCGAACTCCATCACCGTGGTCTGCGACCGGTCGGAATGCCACGGGTGGGCGGCGCCCTCCTTCCAGCCGTAGAGACACGGCTCGTGGATCCACTGGTAGTCCTGGCGTCCGAGGACGAGGCTGTTCTTCTTCCACACAAGGCACTGGCGGACCATGAGCCCGACGTCGTGGCAGGCGCCGCGGAAGTTGTATCCTTCGCTGTCCGCGTGCCAGATGTAGAACGGCGCACCGGCGGCCATGTGGTTCTTCGCGCACTCGAACGCGCGCTTGAGGAAGTCGCGGAACGCGGCGTCCTCCATCGAGTCGTTCATGATCGTCATCCCGGTGCTGCCTTCGTAGGAGACGTTGTACGGCGGGTCCGTGAGCCAGAGCGCAGCGAGGTCTTCGCCCATCAGCTTCGCGACGTCGGCCTCCTTCGTGGAGTCGCCGCAGAGGAGTCGGTGCGGGCCGAGCCGGTACACTTCGCCCGGACGGCTTTCGGCGACCTCGGGCGCCGCCGGCGCGTCGTTCGGATCGGTCTCGCCCGCGGTCACGGGATCGTCGCCGCGCATCAGTTCCTCGAGCTCGTCCGTGTCGAAGCCGAGGGTTCCCATGTCGGTGCCGTCCTCCTGGATCGCGAGGAGTTCGTCGCGGAGGAGCTGCAGGTTCCATTCGGCCAACTCGGCGCTCTTGTTGTCCGCGACGCGATAGGCCCGCGCCTGCTCGGGCGTGAGGTGCGTCGCGACGATCACCGGAGCCGTGTCGAGGCCGAGGCGCTGCGCCGCGAGGAGGCGCGTGTGGCCGGCGACGATGACGTGGTCCTTGTCGACGATGATGGGGTTAATGAACCCGTAGGTCTGGATCGACTTCACGAGGAAGTCGACGGCGCCCTCGTTGATGCGGGGATTCCGCTCGTAGGGGTGGATGTCTTCGAGTTTGAAGTTTTGGATCTTCATGGGTGTTGTGGGGGTTGTGAAAAGTGGCGAAAAGTGGGCTGAATAGTCCCATCGTGACATGGCGCAAATCGCGTAGCGCCAATTGCGCCATCCCCCTCTGCCGGCAGGGCCTTCGCGGGGTTTCGCCACGGGAAAGAAAGTCTCCTTTGCAGCAGCCCTCCTTCCCGCGGCCCTCTCTCGACCCCCTCCGGGGGAGAACCCAGGCCGCCCCCCCCCCCGAGGGTGGGGTCGGGCCCTCCCGGGAGGCGCGGGAGGGCGGCAGGATCGCGCCACGTCGCGCCCGCGGAGCCGGGGGCGGCAGT